TAAACGCATCTTTTCATCTATGCGAATATATCTAATATTTGGTATCTCCTTAGAAACCTCCTGAAATAAATCCTCTACCGATCTTCGACCATCATCTATAATTATCCACTCCATCTTTTCCTTTGGGTATGTCTGAGCTTTATATATATCGATTAATGTTGGAATAAACATACGACGATTATATGTTGGTGTAACCACTGATACTTCAATCATCTCTATCTCTTTCATACTCTAATTATTTTAAATCCTAGTTAGTAGGATTATTATTATTAGCTGGTGGAGCAGATGGCACTGGTGGAGCAGATGGCACTGGTGGCGACACAACATTTCCTACCATTTTATTACTTTGATTTGCTTTAAAATTAATAGCAGAACCTGATAAATCGTGTAAATGTGATAAATCATATTGTATATTCTTTATATCTTCCACAAAAAGAGGAAGATTCTTAATCTTATCAAAATCCTTAAAAGATTCTACCAAAGACTCCCAATACCCTTTCATTACTTCTGGCAACTTGAGCGCAGCCTTCTCCGTCTTTGGATACGTAAATGGATACATAAAGAACGAAGAAAATGATGACATAGGTTTATACGTAGTTATTGGAAGTAAAGCAAAAATAGTTGGCATTATATTCTTCTTTGGTCTATCCGTCATATTATTTACATAATAGCTATAGGATCCTTTAAAAATATAATACAAAGATAATGAAATTGCTGCAGTCTGTGAGTAAATACATATGGCCAAAGTAACAATGAAAAATATAATGCGTATAGGCACAGCATAAATTATCAATTCATTTGTAACAATCATTGCAAGCATTACAGCAATAAATGGGAAAAATATCTTTTTTAATATATCTAATGTCTGATTACCAACCTTTTTGGCAAGTCGTACAGTATTAAACTTATTAGGGTCTGATGGGGTTCCTCCACCTCCATTAGTATCCGTAGTTGTAGTATTAGTGCTGTCTTTCTTCTTTTTAGCCTGCTCTTCAATAAACTTATTGGCATTTGGATCATATACTGCCTTATGTAAATTGTATTTTAACTTGTTTGTTAAATTACTAAATAATGAACTAGTACTGCCTTCATCAACAGGACTATTGCTATTGTCACTGGTATTATCACTGGTATTGTCTCCTGCCCCATTATTAGTTGTGTCACTATTATCTGACATTCTAAGACCTGTCTCGATTTTATTATACCCTTATATATCTCACTAAGACGGAGGAAGTTATCCTTATAGTGCATACTTGAGACCACCTGTACCACCTGATACACTTACCCAGTTTAGATTCTCAACAAATACTGTTATGTCATACTGATAAAATGAATTTGCTGGTAATGGGTATACATTCAAATCTACTTGGAATAACTTAATACGACTGCTATTAATTGTACCATCAGGCTGTGTTGAAGGAGAATGAAGACCAAACGGATACACCAACAATTCTGGGTCTGGAATACCCGTTAAATACTTCCAAGGTACAACTTGTGTAAAGTATTCAATCGGTTTCTCTTCTTGTAATAAGTTACCATCGCCTAATACTGAAAATGCCCGCATAATAGAGCGCTGACCATTGAGTACAAAATTACCTGTAGCAGATGTAAGATTTACATTTGGTGGCCATCCACCTCCTGCTGGAATAAAGGGTGGTTTAAGTGGATTTAACCAATTAGAAAAGTTGGAGACTTGATTTCTATATAATAGAGAATCTGAACGACGTGGTATAATTATCATACGCTCAATAGGATTATGTGTCTGTAATTCTACAAGCTGACGTGATGTTATACTAGGGAATTGATATGTTGTAATTTGTCGTACTAAGTATTGTAAGGGTTGATCTGAAAATTGTGCTCTCTCTTCATCTGTCAAATATACATAAGTCATCTGAATTCTTGGATTTAGAGGCCACGTATTTAATAGTGGATTAGGTGTACCAATATCCGTCAAAAAATTATTTATTGTAATATCTGAAATATCAGATACAGACGTATAATACACATTTTCAGGCTGTAGAGAAATAGGCGATGAATTAAATTGATACCCTGGAGCTACTGGATATCCATTTATATCATTTATTCTATATAACTGATTAATAGGACGCAATGTGATTTGAATTTCGCATTCTTGATACTGTAGAGAAACTAGTGGAAGTGATTCAAATGTGGATTCTGTAAACCAGAATGAGAGCGGAACCTGAAGTGTTCTTCCAGCAATTGATGGTCTATTTATATTAGGTGGAGTAGTAGTTGAAGCAGCAGGGCCATTATTGTTATATACTAATGGATAACCAGTACCAGTAGAGCCACCCCCATATAGCCCATTTGCTGGGTCATATAAATCTGGAATATTTCCAACTAGACGAGACCATTTCTGAAATGATCTTGAATCTAAATCACATTGAGCGCGAGCAATCATATATGCTCCATCCCAGTTCTGAATCTTTTGTCCAGCTATGTAAAATCCTACTTCCTGAATAATGTGACACCCAATATGCGTTGTCCACGCAAAGTTATATTGTGATGTTCTTCCTGATGATGTTGGTAAACTCTCAATATATTTACAATATATATCGGGTAAATCAAATAGGAAATACATGTCACGAACAAGATCGGCTACACGTTGGATCTTTAAACGAACTTGAATAGGCTGGTCATATGATAAATCCTGCGGACCATCCATTGAAAACGTCACAGACTCCTCCGCAAAATGACTATATTTCTTATATGTTTTATAGAAGTAGGTAAAATCAGGATTACCACTTAAAAGTACATTCTGTGCTCCGTAGGCAACCAATGAATATAGACCTCCACCTGGCATAGCTAATTTTGTTATATTTAATATGTAATGCTTTAGATTCACATATTAAGTATTTTTATCATTACTTATTTTAATTAAACCTCCGCGTCAGAATATAGGTTCTAATTAATGTCCTTGGGACCACCAAGTATCATCCAAATATGGCGGGATGTTTGTATTCGTCATAGCAGAATCCATCTTAGAATTGGGCCCTTCATTCATTAGCTGATTGATTTCAGCATAACAGAGAGCATAACTGAAATAATTTAACCTGCTGAGCTGCCCCTTCATACATCCAAACACATCAAATCCATTTTCATCTGTTGATGGTACGATCGAATGCTTCATAGTGATTCTACGTTGTGAAAAGCAGCAGATATCTTCGAAGTTCTGGTATGGTGCGAAGCCATCAAATGGTAGTTTCTTTGCGAGATTACCATTGATATATACCTCAAGAGAATTCTCACTACATACGATGGCAACATGTACCCATTTTGAAACTGGAATATTCTCAACTTCAACGTAATTATTCCAAGTCTTATAGGTATTCATATAGATTCGGAGAGTATTTGTATCAGAACGCATATAAACACCGGGTGCTAAAAGAGGGAATTGGCTGGAAAAGCCTTTGTGAAAGATATGATTGAGGCCATATTCCTGTCTAAATGCTGCTGGACTTACATTTAGGTAAAAGGTATAACTGAATTCAACACCTGAACGTTCATTATCCGATAAATTTACAGGCTTAGAACCTTTCACATTAGGATCTTGGGTAATATTAATAGCTTTATCCTCGGTATTATATGTGTATGGTAATAATTTAGTTCTATTCATAGATAAACGATTGATATACTTGTAAATGATCTCAACAAACAGTAAGACCAGATATAATGCTACAACAAGTGCCAGTGCAAACAGGACTTGCGGTATAATACCGGGTTGCGCACCAGAATTAAACTGTTGATTGAATCTAGTGTTGTCCATCTATTTCTTCTTATTAATTTGTATTATTTATTTTGGACTATTTTTAAACTTTATTTAGTTATAACTGAAACGCTAACACCTGGAGCAAAGAATGAAGAGAACCATTGCCCAATATTAGTAATTGGCTGAGGCCCAGCCATATAATTCTTGTAAACAACCTCTGGGTTTAATGCAGAGTCATACATCGTAGTAGTAGCAATTTGTCCACCAAAACCACCGTACGCTAGTAAGTTAGCTGAATAGCCGCCTGCATCAACCTTAAAGAATGAAGGTAATACACACGAACGGGCTAACTTACCATCCATATATACATCAACTGTTCTTCCATTAACTGATACTGTAATACACACCCATCGTTGGAGATCAATTTCAGGTAGATCACATAATGGTGAACCATCTAGTAATCCAGAGTCAGTTTGTAAAATACCAAATGTAGCATTCTGAGTACCCTTGTCAAGTGATTCAACTGGAACCTGTGATTTAGTTGCTCCAAGATTTACATTAATTGCAGTAGCTCCAGATGGCACAGCATTCATTGCGCCACTCATATCCTTCGTTTGGAGACGGACACTTAATTTTGGTTTATTACCACCTAAATAGACACGAATCGTATCAAAGTTTGGCCCACCAACACTGACAATTGATTTATTGAAACCAGTACGATAAGACCAGTTTGTTACATAAATCCAAGTAGAAATTGTAAATTCCCCACCTTCATAGATAATTGGTAGTTTATCAGATGTTATTGTGATAGGTTTGGATGGATCGATATTAGCACTCTGAGTACCTGAAATTAAAGTGTAAGCATTTGTACTCTTAGGACCAAATAGATATTGATATAAATAGTATAAACCAATTAAACCCGCTAAAACAAGTAACACTGGAACAAGTCTTCCAATTGGAGATGATTTGTTAGAGGCGGCGTTCATTATTCCTGACATTTACAAGGATATTCTACAAGCCAACTTTTAAGCATATGGTGTTTTCCATTGTACTAAGTTATTATTAGGTGGTTTTGTAATAGGGTCACACGGTAAACCGGAAGGACATTGAGCAAATAATTTTAATCCTGGAAAGCTTATATCAATTGAGTTTGCTTCTAATACCGTATTATTCGTATCTACGTGTGTGAGTCTTTCACGCTCAACAGCATTTGGTGTTAAACGTGTACCATTAATTATTACGTGAATTACTGAACCATCAAGCCCCTTATTTCCAACAGAAAGTGGACTGCTTATTACAACCGGATAATACTCAAGTCTCTGTGAGGCTACAATCTTATTATCATAAATTATATCAAAACGTCTCCCATCGCGTAAAATAGCAATAAATATCCATTTCTGTTTTGGAATTTGTGGTAATTCAATTGTTTCTTGTTTTAATGTACCACCGTCACTTGTCTGAACTCGGAGACGAGCTGCTGTACTATCCTTTCCAATCGGCGAAGGAGAAATCTCTAAAAACCAGTTATTTTCCACTTGAATTAATTGTGTATAACCATCCTGATATTTAACTGTGCGATCACCACCTTTTAGGTTAAAGTAACCCATAACAGTTGAACCAGCTCCACTTAAAAGTGTGCTCTGAGTAATATCAGAAGTCAGTATATCTTTTTTAGAAGATAAAGGGGTCAGTGTCGTAAGTATATCATTATTACCAGCTCCTTTGTAGATTACATAAACAATTATATAATATGTAATTAATAATAAAATTACACCAAATATGATTAGAGCAATTATTGACATCCTATAATATTATATGATTATAGAAGATTTGAAGTAACATCGGAAACACTGTCAATCGATAGTTTCGTAAAACGGTCCATTCCTTTTTCTATACTCGTCATTGTATTACTCGCAGCTGTAGAGCACGACGTCGACGACGGCATTGGACCCGCCCCAAAATTCTTACCTGTACTTAAAGCTGGTGATGCCTGACGAATTTCACTTGTTGTAAGAATACGCGACCATATTTTTAGGTTTCTTACAAGAACAGCATTTGCTTCAATTCCAGCAGCTGGATAGATATCTCCATCGACCGATTTTGGCGGCGCCCCAAATGATCGTGTCCTCATCAAATGACCATTTATATACACTTCCAATGCTTGTTCCATTACAACCATACTTAATCTAAATGGCTCCTGAATAGGAATATTAGGCACAATGATTGACTCCATATTATTATCCTTATTCAGCACTGAAACAATTAAATCATTTGTATCAGGTAATAATCCAGCAGCAATATTATAATTGCTTAGTACACCAAGAAGAGTATCACCAGAAGGCGTTTCTGTTTTGGTGGCGCCTCTACTAAAAAATACGCGAGGATGTCTTGAGAATTGTAGTGGATTTTGAACAAATACGTCAAGATTCATTGTGTAGCCGAATGATTGTGAAGCAATTGGTAGATTCTTATTTAGAATTTGACCAGCTGAGTTCTTATTCCAGAACAATTTACCATCATCGAATCCAGGTACTGGTATTATACCGGGACCACCAGGTCGTAATCGGAATATTGGCGTAATAAAGAAATTAATAAATAACAGAATAACCATTATTACAACAAAAATTGCTAATACATATGATAGGATTCTTGCGATACTACTTCCTGTTCCAGCACCTGCCGATCCTATATTATATTTAGTCGTATAACTCCCTGTGGATGTCCCTGTGGTTGTCCCTGCGGTTGTCCCTGCAGTTTTTCCTATAGTTGGATTGGTTCCCGTAGTTGACTTATAATTTGAAGCTGCTGTGGGGCCATTTGTCAAATACTTTGTAATATTGATACCTTTATTGCCACTCATTCTGCTTATTCTCTCTTTTTATAGTTTGATTAATTGTTACATATATCTAAAGCCTGTTAATGAAATATACTACACCACCAATACCAGCTAAAATCGCAGAACCTGTTATAAAACCTTTTACAAATGAACGATAATCTACTTCTTTCATATCTTCTCTTGTCCATACAGGAGAACGATCTCTGCGGCCCAGACGTTCATAATATATAATAACTTCCTCCTCAGTCCACTCAGCCTTTCCTAACATCTTATTTACCATATTATGTATATCAATCGTCCATTTAATTAAATCTTTTCTCGAATCTAAGAATGGCGTTAATGGATTTTTAGCTAAATGCTCCTTGTAATGGTCTCGACAAATTGCACAAGGTATTAAGTATGCCAGAGATTCATAAAATTCTTTAGCACACTTCTTATCAGTATATGTTGGTGACTTTGGATATCCAAGAGCTATTATATGAATTGTGTGCCAAAAAAACGGCCCCCAAACACTAGGTGGAAATTGCATTCTATTTATCCTATCCCATTTCTTAAAACAAATATTACCCTCTCTTAGAAAACAGGTCTAAAGACTTTTAATTATTAGATTTATAAGAGCTTACTAGCAAAATCAAATGGATAATATTAATAACCGGATACAGCATTGTACTAATTGTGGATTAGGCGGACACGTTTTCCGCAACTGCCTATCACCTGTTACAAGTTATGGACTCATAGCCGTTAGATATATGAAGGATAATAATGTAACATCTCTATTTTCAAAGGTAAATACCATTAGCGATGGAAACGAATCAATCCAATTTCTTTTAATTCAACGCAAAGACTCATTAGCATTTGTTGAATTTATTCGTGGTAAATATAACCCATATGAAGATGAATATCTTGGACGACTTCTACGAGGTATGACTCAGAAAGAACAATCAAGTATTCTATCAAAATCATTTGAACAATTATGGCATAGTGTATGGGGTGAATCATCCAATGTTAAATCACATAAAAACGATTATGATAGTTCCGATAAGAAGTTTCTTATTATTAAAGACCGACTTCCTGAACTTATTAAGAGTAATCCTACAAAATGGACTGAACCAGAATGGGGATTTCCTAAAGGGAGACGTAATCCTCACGAGTCAGACATAAACTGCGCCACACGCGAATTTCAAGAAGAAACTGGCCTTAAACGTACTGATTTTACTATCATTCAAAATACATATCCCATCTCAGAAACATTCTTTGGTTCAAATCAAGTTCATTATTGTCACAAATATTACATTGCCATCTGTAATACATCAGTTGAAGTTGAAATGAATATGGAGAATTTACATATGGCAAGAGAAATTGGAGCCATTAAATGGTGTACTCTCGATGAAGCCACTTCAAAGATTCGTCCGGATAATGTAGAAAAACGAGAAATTTTACTCAAGGCTGGAAAGATTATGCGCAACTTTCATCCTGTTCATACTAACGACTTACCTCGCCCTATTCAGCATTCATATACACCATAAATATAGTCTATCGGCTTTAATTATATCTTGTTATTGCCATTAAAAGCGTTTATAAAATAAAATGAAATATTATTCTATAAATAGCAATGTCAACGGGGATTGGAAATTATAATTTTCCAGTTGTTAACGCATTTAATGCCGAAAATAACGAAGAAGATTCCCAAGAAAACGCGGGAACAGCACCCGTCGTGGCTATCACGCCCGTTCAACCTCCTTCCTTATCTTCAAATATTAATCAAAATGCCTCACCAACTGTACCTCTTACAACAACTACAAATGCTCCAGTAGCAGCTCCTAATGCTCCAGTAGCAGCTCCTAATTCTCCAGTAGTAGCTCCTAATTCTCCAGTAGCATCTACTAGTACTACCAACAGCAAAGAAGAGGAAGAAGAAAATGCCCCATCCTCTACTACGTCGCTTGCTACATCAGCAAGTACTGTAAATAATGAAGAAGAGGAAGAAGAGGAAGAAGAGGAAGAAGAAGAAGAAAAGGAAGAAGAGGAAAAGGAAGAAGAGGAAGAAGAAAATGCTGCAACTGCGCTGCTTTCTACTGCTACAAACAATAATGAACAGTCCGTCGCATCATCTGTTTCAACTACTCTGTCAAATAATGGGTCAAATCTTGATGCAATAACTGATCCTGAAATAATTGAACTATGGGAAACTGTTACAAACTTCAAACAGCGTGATATGATATTATCAGAACTACAACGTCGCAATCTTTTCCCATCTGCAGGTCTTTCACGATGGGAATATGAAACAGGCGCATATCCTGATGTGCGTGATCCAGAGTTCCTTCAAAAGCTACTTGCTAAAAGAGAATTTGCTGAAAGTTTACAAACTACTTGGAAACCTCGTACTGATCCCTGCGAGGATGATTCTTCTTTTGAAGTAACACCTGTTCAACGTTTCGTTGCTAATTTTATGTCACCTAAAACACCCTATATGTCAGCTCTTCTATTTCACGGAGTAGGTGTTGGTAAAACGTGTGCAGCAGTACAAATTATAGAAGCTTGGCTTGAAACATATCCACGCAATGAAGTATTTCTTGTTGCCCCACCAACAATTCAACAAGGTTTCTTTCGCACAATCTTTGATATCTCTAAAGTTGTAATTGGCGAGAATTCAGAACCCAATACAGCCTCACAATGTACAGGGATAACATATATGAAGTTAACAAATACACTTTATGAAAGAGATCCTAAGAAAATAGAGAAGGCAGTAAGTAAAGCAATTAGACGACGATACAAGGTGTTTGGGTATATTTCATTTGCCAACTTTATCCGTGATACTCTTAAAGGTATACCTACTGGTGCCTCTGATGAACTCAAAGCAGAACTAAAAAAGAAATATATTCGACAAAAGTTTAGTGGTAAACTTCTAATTGTAGATGAAGCCCATAACTTACGTGATATTGTTGAAGAAGATGATAAAGCCACTGGCGGCAAGGCCGAAGAAAGTGACTCTGCTGGCGGTAAAATTCTTACACCATACTTACGTGATGTACTTATGTATTCAGAGGGTATGAAGTTCTGTATGCTTACAGCTACTCCTATGTATAATACTTATAAAGAAATTATTTTTATGCTCAATATGCTTCTAATGAATGATAAACAGGCAACAGTTACTGAAGCTGATATTTTTGATAAAGAAGGAAATATCACTGAAAAGGGTAATAAAATGATTTCCTATATCGCTCAGAGATACGTAAGTTTTATGAGAGGTGAAAATCCAATTTCTTTCCCTGTTCGTCTTTTCCCTGAAAATATACCTACCCTCACATCCTATCCTGAATCAAATCCACGCGGCACAGCTATCCCAGTTGAAGATACAACATATTATGAACATCTGCCATTAGTTCCTATTACATTAAGTGGCGATACCTTAAAGGCATCTCTAGCTTTTATGAATGCTCTCCCACCTGGTAAGGGGCTCAGTACTATAGCATTAGAAAAACTTGTTCACGCTGGCAATATTATTGTACCTGTTACAGAAGATACATCTGGTGACACTGTAGAAGCATATAGAGCTCGAACTGATATCAATGGTCTTGGTACAGTTTTTACACGTGAAAGTTCTGGTGGGGAAGTACGATACAGAGCCAAACAAGAAGGTGGTGCTAAATGGCTAGGAGTAGGAGAACTTAATAAGTATAGTCCTAAGTTTGAGTTCTTAATAAATCGTGTTAAGACATCTGAAGGTTGTATTTTTGCATATACACGGTTTGTAAATGGTGGTGCTCTGCCCCTTGCATTAGCTCTAGAAGCAAATGGTTATTCTCCATATGGTAGAAAAGTAGGTATGTTAGCAAATGGTCCACAAACACCAGGTGGTAAACAATGTGCTCTATGTCCTAAAAGAGAAAAAGAGCACGCTACAGGAGTGGCATCCAATCACGACTTTACACCAGCATACTATGGTCTTCTAACAGGTGATATTACGCTCTCTCCGCGAAATGAACAAACCATTCGTGCTCAACGTGCATTTGATAATGCAACTGGTTCTAAAATTAAGATTATGATAGGTTCACAGATCGCCTCTGAAGGCATTGATTTACGTTTTGTTCGTGAAACACACGTTATCGATTCCTGGTTTCACTTGAATAAAACAGAACAAATTCTCGGTCGTGCCATTCGTTTCCTTTCACATTGCGCTCTCCCTAAAGAAAAGCGAAATAACACTGTATACTTATATGCGGCTCAACTACCACCAAGTGAATACTCACGTGAAACGTCAAACCAAAGTGGTTTGCCTTTAAAGTCCGCTGGCGGACGTGAAACCGCAGATTTATACAGTTATCGTATTGGATTTAAGAAGGCTGTTTTAGTTGGAAGAGTTACACGTGCAATGAAGATTGCTGCGGTAGATTGTAATCTTAATAATCAAGCTATCGTCATTAAAGGTCAGCCACCTATTACTGAGATTGATTCCCAAGGTAAGGTTCGAGAAGATGTTGATATTAATGATATGCCATTTACTGCTATATGTGATTGGATTGAAACTTGCGACTATAAATGTAAACCGATTATAAATGTTAAAGAGTTAAAGATTGATGATTCAACATATGATGAATTTTCGGCTCGTTGGCGTGTGAATCGTATGAAGGAGCGTATTCGTGTTTTATTTGCAGAGCAGCCTTATTATCAGTCTGAAGATTTATGGAATGTGTTTGCAGATGTTCCACGTCTAGCATCAGTTGATTTACTAACAGATATTGTGGATAATAAGAGTTTCCAAGTTAGACATGGCGATCTTACTGGTTATATAAGATACTGTAATGGGTACTACATTTTCCAACCAAACGTATACGCTGATCTAACAATTCCATTGGCAATCCGTGTAGCTAAATTTCCTATTAAGCGTGATTTGTATGCTCCACTTGAATATGAGATGCCAGAAATGTTAGAAGAAGATGCTGAAAAGGCAAATACACGTGAATCAATTGAGGGAATTTGGTCTGCCATTTCTGAATGGTGCCAGCGACTATCAACCAGTATTAAGTACATTACACCACCTGGTGAAATAGAACAACGTATTTTAGAAGTAGCTCACGATGATTCTGAAGTAATTGATAAATATAGACAGATTTTGGAAATGGTAGAATGGTTTCATACTTCATTCCAAAAATCATCTCCTAAAAATCCAGAATCATTCAGAAAGGCTGTCCTTTTCTATTTCTGGGATGAATGGATAACCCTTGAAGAAAAAATCTTCTTAGTATATAATACAGGTCTTAATGTTCTAGAATGTATAAGTGAAAATCAGTACTCACTTGGTAAGATTCTAGTTAATAGATTTATGGATTCTAAGACGAGAGAGGTACAATATTTATGTGAGGGTGGTATTATGTGTTTGAAATCGATTGTTGATGAAATTAAACGCGATAAAACTGAAAAAATGAAGACATTTAGTATTAATACAAAAACAACTGGTGAACCATATGGATTTATTGTACCAAAGAATGGTGATATTGTTTTTAAAACTGCTGAACCACCTAATGAAGGTGGGAAAATTGGTAGAGGTAAAGAATGTGGTAATGTAAGTACAATGACTGGGCATATTACAAATCTTGTAGAAATTGGCGATATTCTTAAAGCAGCTGGTAAAACAGATTTTGATTTAAGTCGAGGAATTATACTTGGAACAAGAAAGATTAAAAACTCGACCCGCGCGTGTACATTACTTGATATATTGATTCGGTATTTAGATGCTGATAATATACAGGCTAAGAGATGGTTCTTCCGCCCAGTTCAAGCATTTTATACGGGGCACAAGGGTACTTTTAGACCTGGTAAGAAATAAGGGGATGAATATAAAAATTGAGAAGCTAAAGCCAAAAGGATATTAGGAAACAGAAGAATGGAATCCACAGCTTTCTTTGAAAAAAAAATTAGTATTATTCCAAGTGAATTCAATGAAATCAAAACAAGTACAGTTGATTCGCTCTTAGAAAAAAAGGCTAAGGAAGTGATGGAGAAAAAATGCTCAGAACAAGGTTTTGTCCTGTCCGGTACTATAAAGCTTCTTTCTCGTTCTATGGGTTACTTTGAATCAGCACGATTTACAGGCGATGCTGTATATTATGTTAAGCTTGAGGGTAAAGTCATTTATCCAGCGGATGGTGTACGAGTAGTTGGTGAAGTGATTCGTAAGAATAAGATGGGTCTCTATATTGATTATCGTAAAGCAATTCGTATTCAGGTCCCACGTGATCTTCATATTGGCAGTGAAGAATATGAGGAAGTTGAAGTTGGTGATACGGTTGAAGTTGAATTAAAACGTTCTAAGTTCCAAATTAACGATCCATACATTCTTGCTAGTGGTATCTTTGTCGCTAAAAAATCTGGCAATGAGAATGCGAGAGTGCCAGTAGTTGTGTCAGGCAATTCTGCTATTGGTCTAACTGAAGGTGAAGATGATGATGAAGCAGATGTTGAAGCCATAGAGGGTGAAGAGCCACTAGGTGAGGAAGAGGAAGAAGAAGAGGAAGGTGATGGTGAAGAAGAGGAAGAGGAAGAGGATGAGGCAGAGGCAGAGGATGAAGAGGAAGAGGATAAAGAGGAGGTAGACGCTGAATAGGAACTGCGGTTGTTAATAAACTTTGAACATCTTTACGGAATTAGAAATGGCCTCTAACTATGATGAGCGCAAAAAAGTATTTGAAAGTATTAAAGTTCTTGTAAAATCTGAACAGGAAGAATTATTTAGAATTATTCGTAAAACAAAAGTAAATTATACGGAAAACTCAAATGGTATCTTTTTTGATTTATCGACTGTATCACAAGAAACATTCAATCAAATTAAAGAATATCTAGATTTTTGTTTAAAGACTCGTCAAGAAGACACTGAACGTCTAAAAGAATTAGAAACTATTCGTATTCAAAATGAAAACTATGTGGATGAAGACCAAAAAACACCTGTCACTACCTAAAGATAAAATTTGATCAACTTAAAGCATAAAAAGATATTATTAGGTAAGTGAAATGACTACACCCATTAAACAATATCAGAATGTTAGTTTTAAAGAGCTCATCTCTTATTCCGAGAATAATCCCAATAGAAACCGAACACTAGATTCTATTGAGATTCAATCAGCTAAATCCTCCCAAGAAACCTCTCTCGATAAACTTGGCCTTAAAGGTTATACCGCATTCAATCTAAATCCATCTGGTATTGTGAGCCTTTATGCGTGTATTTCAGATCCAAGCAGTTATTCACTCTCTGCTAAAGGAGCACGTCTTCAACAAATCATCGAATATACTACCAAACTTCAAGAACAAACTGACGAACTCAAAAATACATCCCTCTCACGCAAACGTAAAAAAATTCACGATCTTATTGGTGCCTCATATAATGGTACTAAATTTGAAGATAAAGACTATATTGAACTCTTTACTGGCATCTCACTAATGCGGAACATCTATTTCGTTCTAATGAAATCTGCCGTACAAGAAAATATAGAGGAAGGTGAGAAACAATATGATAGTTCTCTCAAGGGAGAAATTGTATTCTCTTCTGACCCCTCAAATTGGAAACAAGAACATCCTGTATGGGTGGTAGACTATCGAGCACGATGGGTTGCAATTCCTTCTGAACAACACGCTCAAGACCTTCATAAAATCCTTGCTAACTGGCTCTCAACCATCGAACAAACTGGATGGATTATTCAATGGCCAGAAGCCGACGGAACAAAAGTAGAAATTCTTGAACAACTATCTCAACTTCCTACCTGGCAACAAACAGATAAGAAACTAACCAAAGATGTTCTTGGTGCTCGGCTTGGCCGCGCAAACTGTATTAAAGTATTTACAAAATGGACAATAAATAATATTGAAATTATCTAAAATATAGTCTAAATATCAATGAATATACATTAATATATATTTTTCTTATATATATATATTAAACTTATTAATAAAATTGATATAGATGCTGCCATAATATATGGCATTAAAGCTTAAGGTACTTTTATAGCTATAGTGTAGATTAAGAATGGACTTGACATCTGAACAATCCAAACTTATTAATAAGTTTGTCCAAGACTGGTTTAAGGATAAGAAGCTTGAATTAGAAACCACCTTCGGCGTTGGAGGTGTTGTTGATTCAACTACGTTTCTTCAAATTGCACAAAGACTTCGTAATAAAGGCTTTGAAGTGATACCACAAGATGATCGTCTGAGTATAATCACTCCGAATCATATTCGTCTATCACTTCTAGGCCTTGGCGTCCTTCAACAATATTGTAAAGATGATACACTCGAGGGTAAAGCATTTAGCGCTATGTTTAAAGACCGCGCTTTCCCTGACAGTAATATCGATCTGAAAGAGTACAATATTCGTTTTAAGGTTCGCCGTGAAGAGGAATTAAGTCAAGATGACCCACGTGTAGCTGGCCTACTCGCAAATTGGGCCAATCAAAAGAAAGCCTTCCGACTACTTCGTCGATGGACCTTCCGAAGTAAAGGTATTCGCATTGACATGTCAATGGTTCGTCAAACACCAAGCGTACCTGGTAAAGGAGAATTTCAATGGGTTACTGCCTTCCAACAAAAGAACGTATTCAAAGAAGCACCGCGCTATGAAGTTGAAGTCGAACTACTTCACGACACCGAATACACTGATTCTGCTGATAAGGCACTTAAAGCGCTTATTGGCGGCGTTGGTGAAGTTCAACGTGCTATCCAAAAAAACTCTCTCCTCATTCGCAACTCTGTTATCAATGCCGTCCGAACCGAATACCAAACTATGACTGGCTCTGAAAAATTCCGCGGTGTCAACCCTGTTACCCTTAAAACACGTAATATGACCGAAGAAATTGATCCTGATATCCCCAATATCCGCGCTGGCTACAATGTAACCGATAAAGCTGATGGCCTACGCGCTATGGGTTTTGTTGATAAAACAGGCGAACTCTTCCTTATCGATATGAGTCTTAATGTCTATCGTACAGGCCTTAAAAATACTAAATGCGCTGAATCCCTTGTTGATGGTGAATGGGTCACTATCTCTAAAGATAAACACGCCATCAATCACTTCCTTATCTTCGATATCTACTACTCTAAAGACAGCAAAAATGTAGCACCTAATCCATTTATCACATACAAAGATGATGTAATTGATAATGAGGATAATACTCGCTATAACTCCGTTAGAAAGTGGTATGAGGACTGGCGCGATGATACTCAAACTATCGCCAAAGGTGTAACTGATGCGAATCGTCTTATTGTCTCCCTTAAACGTTTTCAGTTTGCCACTGCTAATAATGCTACAATCTTTAGAGCGTGTGCCACTATTCTTGATACAACTCGTATCTATAATACAGATGGTCTAATTATTACCACTAATTCAGATCCTATTCCTGAACGCCCTGGTGTACGCTGGACCAGACAATTCAAATGGAAACCCGCTAAAGATAACACTGTCGATTTCCTTATCAACTTTGAACGAGACCCTAATATTCCAACCATCGACAAAATTATTACCACTATTCATCCTTCTTCTGAAAACACAGTTCAATATAAAACTATGCGCCTCTATGTTGGCAGTGATAAAGATCCAGCATTTGATAATCCTCGTAGCACCATTCTACTCCAACAATCTCTTCCTAAAGAAAAGGGTGGCAATAAATACAAACCATCACTCTTTAATCCTATGGAGTTTCCTGATACAATGGCCAATACCTGTAATGTAACCATTGAAACTGATCCTGAAACTGCAGAAGATTATGTCAGTACTGAGGACTCAAAAGAGCCTATTCAAGATCGTAGCATTGTTGAAATGCGCTATGATCCCGCGAGGGAACCTGGATGGCGATGGGTACCCACTCGTATTCGTCACGACAAAACAGAACGCCTTATCCGCGCCTCCCTTAAGAAAGGCCCCATCAAATACTCTGGTATGATGAACGATGAAGGCGTTGCCAATGATGTATGGGACTCTATTCATAATCCAGTTACTGAATCTATGATTCGCAGCGGCAATGAACAACCCAGCGATGAAGAATCCAAAATCCTCCTCAAATTCCAAGATAGCGAGGTTGCCAAAAAATACTATGAACGCAAAGCCCCTAAAGAAGACCTTACACTTGTACAAGGTATGCTTGACTTTCATAATAAATATATCAAGAACGAAATCCTATTAAAACGCACTTTAAAGGGTGGTAATAAGAATCTTCTTGATTTAGCCTGTGGAAAAGGTGGTGATTTGTTCAAATGGTTATTCAATCGTGCTCGGTATGTAGTTGGTATTGATACAGCTGGTGAAAATATTACAAATCCAAATGATGGTGCCTATAAGCGTTATGTTGAGGCAGTTATGGAGTTTGGCTGGGGACGTGTTCCTAAAATGACATTCATAATTGGTAATAGCTCCAGAGATATTGTAAATGGTGAAGCTGGTGCTACTCCTGAAGAGCGCGATATCCTTCGCTCAATCTTTGGTAAGTTTGAACCAGAAGGTCCTATACCCAAATACGTCCAAAGTGTTATGGCAGGATCCTTCCGTGCTGGCGCCGATATCGCTGCCTGTATGTTTGCCCTACACTACTTCTTTGAAAATGAAGTTATGCTCAACGGGTTTATTAAGAATCTCTCAGAAACAGTCAAGATTGGTGGACTATTCATTGGTTGCTGCTTCGACGGTGATAAAGTCTTCAACCTTCTACGTAGCATTGACAAAGGACGCGCTAAAGTTGGTAAGATTGAAGATACACCTATCTGGTCTATCACCAAAGACTATGATAAAGAAGAACTACTACCTGACGATGACTCAATTGGCCTCGCAGTTGATGTAGAATTTATTAGTATTGGTACTACACACAAAGAATACCTTGTACCATTTGAACTTCTTAAGAAGAAACTCAAGACTATTGGGTTTGAATTACTTGATAAGAAAGATCTTGCGGAGCTAGGTCTGAATGCTAGTACAAATACATTTGATATCAGCTATGAAATGGCACAGAAGGGCAAGAAGACATTTAATATGCCAGATGCTGTAAAGGAATTCTCTTTCCTAAATCGCTGGTTTATCTTCAAGCGTGTTGGTGAAGTTGGTGTTTCTGAAATGCCTAAGATTACTCTCCCTGAATTGAAAGCCGCAGAGGATGAAGGTACAACTGTTGTAGAGGCAGAGGCAGACACAGAGGCAGAAGCAAACGAGGATAGTGATGGTAAGGAAGAGGAGGAAGAGGAGGAAGTTGTAGAAGAGGAGGTTGTATCAGAAACTGGTGCTAAACTTCCAGCACGTGATAAGAAGTTTGGTGAAGTTGAAGTATTCCGCTTTGGAGTGGATGCTCGTCAGGCAGATATTCTAGGCATTAAGGATGATAAAGGCAAGAAGGACCCTAATGTTGCCCGCTGGCTTGGATTAGCAGCACCATTTCCCATTCCAGATCCAGATGATCCCTCAATTAAATACCCAACAATTGAACACTACTTAGCAGCTATGAAACTCAAGACATCTAATAAACCAAATCTAGCAAAGGATCTAATGAGTACAACTGGTAAGATTCATCAAGACTTCGCACTAAAACGTCGTGTTGAGTCAGTCAAGCAAGAATCCCCTCGTGACTTTGAGCTCCTAGCTGAAGAAGCCGCTGAAGTTAGAAAAAAGATGACTAAGACAAATCTCAATCAATATCGCGTTGTATTTGATGATGCTAAATGGATTCCCATTAAAGATAAAACCCTTATGGATGCCCTCAAATATCGCTGGGAACATGATAAACGCTTTAGAGATACTGTCGAGGCAGCACGCAATGCTGGCAAATATCTACTCTACAGCACTAAGATTGCGGCAGTGGCATCTGAACTTGGTGGTACTCGTTCACTTACAACAAGTATAATTGAGGGTGAGAACAAGGTTGGACGCTTCATTATGGAACTAGCTGGATTTAAGTTCTAAGCCACAGGGCGATAATAAAACCAATTAAAGAAATATTATATTAAAAGACTAATAGGATGAATGATATGACTGGCTCAGAGGGAAGATTTTGTAATCATATTATTAGGGCATTAGGGGCTAGTTTTATTGCCAGATCTCAAAATCTTAAATTTAATTATGGCCAATATTACGATAAAATGAAACAACTTGGTATTAATCTTTTTAATGGAACAATAACATTTGATACATTACTAAATATACCAAATAATATTATACCATATCTTTCAGGCCCACTATTTAGAAATATTAATGTAAATGCATCATTTTTTCAAACAATGGACTTCTCCAATTATTTATATCAACATTATCGCCTTAAATCAAATCAACAATCAATTATTGATGCGAATAAATTTAACCATCGATATAATAATAATAATAATGATGTATTTTTACATATTAGATTAGGTGATGTTGCTCATTTAAATCAGGGGTTTACCTACTATGATGAAGCATTAACCCGTGTATCATTTGAAAACGGATATATTGCCAGTGATAATGTAAATCACGAAATCTGTAAAAGATTAATCCAAAAATATAATCTTAAAATTATTGATTATGATGAAGTTGAAACAATTATGTTTGGTTCCACTTGTAAAAATATAGTTCTAACAGGTGGTACATTTTCATATATTATTGGTCTATTTGGATTCTTCTCAAAAGTATATTATCTTAAAGGAATGGGCAATTGGTATCCTTCTGAATTATTCTATATAGATGATTGGACTGAAATTTCTTTATAAATTTTGATTCATTGATATATTATAATATAATATAATATAATATCACACAACTTAAACATTTGATATTATATTATAGTAATACAATGCCTTTCAAATCTTGGCAACATCTATCTCGTAATAATATTCATCCACGCGATGACCATATTCGATTCCACGAACCTACACACAAGTACTATGTAAATGGCTCTTGTGAAGGAAATATTTCTTGTACAGGATTTATTCACGAATTCTTTGGTCATTTTAACCCTAAAGCAATTCTTACTAAGATGCGTAGGAATCCCACTAAATGGGCTGCCTCAAAATATTTTGGAAAAACAGATGAGGAAATCATTAAAGAGTGGAATGATAATGGTAAAACCGCATCAGAAGCTGGTACAGCTATGCATCTTGCCATCGAACAGTTCCTACATGGCGCGCCTGAACAAATTGCACCTGAAACATTTAACTCAATTGAATGGAAATATTTTATGAAATTTTGGAATGACTGTGGTCCTGATCTTGAACCCTATCGATCCGAATGGGAAGTCTTCACTGATTCAATTATACCATCTGAGGGTGAACGTAAAATTAAACTATGTGGCTCTATTGATATGGTTTTCCGTCGCAAATCTGATGGTAAATTCGTAATTTATGACTGGAAACGCTCCAAAGAAATCAAAGCTGAAAATCCATTTGAAAATGGTCTTGCACCTTTGGATCATTTGCCTGATACTAACTACTGGCACTACACTATGCAGCTTAACGTTTATAAATGGATGCTTGAAAAATATTATGGACTTGAAGTAGCAGACCTATATATTGTTATTATTCATCCTGATAATCCTTCATATCGCAGAATGCGTCTTAATATTATGGATAATGAAGTGGAAGATATGATTGAGGCTCGACGTCGAGCAGTAGCTGCAGGCTGTAAAGTTTCTGTCATTCTTCCTGTTCCTGAAGTCGCTGAACCCCTCCCTGAAGAAAAAGGTAAACCACTTGCTAATTTCGCTTTTAAGTTCTAAGTTTAGACCTGCAAACATTTAAAATGAGCACCATTCTATATATCAAATATCTTGGTAAAAAATTTGTCAAGTAGATTTGTATATACCTTGAGGATCCGGTTCCTTTAATTTTTTCAACTAGATCACCGAAGTTTGCTCTCCGTATTCCAGATCTTGTAACAACATGGAAGATTCAGGCGATATGCCACCTTCTGAACTGTCTATACTCACTGTCTCATCAGAATACGACGGGATTTTAGCTACGCGAGGATAAACACTGGACCATATGCAGCCCATATGTACTCTACTCCTTCTTTCTTATATTGTAACAATCTCCAGCGCAGTTCCTGAAGCCCCTGAACCGCTCCCTGAAGAAAAAGGAAAACCACTTGCCAATTTTGCTTTTAAGTTTTAGCAAACTAAAACTTCATAAAACAGTAAATAATTAATCCAAATACAAGTGAATGAATAAACAATCCAAGACCAGTTGGGCAACCGGACGCATCAGCTAATTTACCTATAATTCCACCTAATAGTGTATTAGTGAGCTTATATGTAAAGGGTAATGATACTAATAAAAATATAATCACAGAACGAAGTGTCCTACTAAGTATTTGACTTTCAGATGCCATTATATTTATATGTAATATTAAAATAATATTGAGTTATGTATCTCTCCTAAAATCTTATCATCGTTATAAAATAGAACCATACAATAAATGTCAGGAAAAGATTCATCTGCTTTAGACAAATCTACAAAATAAATTTTTTATAAGGAGTTCCTTTATAAAAAATATACTTCTTTACTCATATTATTTCATTATATTATCTTACTTTTAAGTTATTCTTTAGCTGGCGCTACACGTGGCTTACGTCTAGTACGATTCTTATTATTTTTTGGTTTGTTGTTTGCTGTTTTTGGTTCTGCTTCCACTAATGGCGCGGCCGCTGTAGATGCCACTAATGGTCTACGTCTTGTCTTTGCCATAATAGGATTTTTTCCTATAATCAATGGTAGTTTTTTCTCTTCTTCAACTGGTAAAGCAGTTGTAGTAGTCGCAGCAACAGGACGTCTTCTCATTTGAACAACTGGTGCACTTCTATATAACTCCTGTAAAGCATCTGACAATGATGCAATCTTTACAGTCGGTTCACCCTCCTCTTGAATTAATAATCCAATTTGACCAGGTAAGAATACAAATATTGTTACTGAATCAAATGAACCAGTAAATGGTCTTACAAACTGTATAGGATCCTCATCTGTATCATTATTACCACTAAGATCTATTAAACCGATTGGTTTAGATGTTATCTGTACATACTTTACTAAGTTCTCCTTCTTCATTGATGTTGCATTATCAGCTAATCCGATCTGACCCAATGTTATTCCCAATATACCCTGATATGGTGTTAGCGGCTGTGTTTTATCAGGAACATCAGGTATACTTAACCGAAGAGGAGTATCTTCACCTAAAATTGCTTCTAACTCAGCAGGCATTTCACCTTCAGGTGGTGCTTCATTTTCAGCATTAGCTTCACGAGACATTTCTTCATAATACTTAGGCTCTTCTGGAATCTGTCTAGCCCAGTCCAGACGTAGTAGATTTGTCCAAGTTGGAGATGACTCTGGAATAATATATTGGTCACCTTGACGGATTGGCTGTACAATTGTAGATACTTTGGAAATCTCACCTTTTCGCAATAATTGTTTTCTACGCACTGGAAAACGAACCAATTCATCAATTACACGCTTTGTAAAGAGTTCTGCGGTTGATACATCTCTCTCACCTGGTTTATCTCCCAATTGCGTTGTCGCATCCACATGTAATAAACATTTTACTTTTCCACCCTCATTCCAAAAACAAGTTCCAGTACAGGCATCAGGGCTATCAATTAATCTACAATCTTTACG